AGAAAAGAACACTCGCTAAGATGGCGGCGGACCAACACCTCAGCACGCATTCGAGACTCAATGCAAACATGCTCGTAAGCACGCCTAAGACACCTGGCTCGCGAAAGCCAGGGATTGTCAAGACGCATCAACATGTCGTCACCAAGCACAAGAACATCACCACGAAAACCATGACGGACACAAAAGGAAAAACAAATTGTCATGTTCCACATAGTGTTCCTAAAAGTCGTGGACTGGGCACCAGTCGGCAACTGATTGACCACACGCGCAGACACACCAAACTTCCTGGCTGAAACAGAAAACGAATTGGCATGTAGCATGAGACCAGTCAGCCACCTAGGGGCACCCAGACTACGCAACCATCTAATCTCCAACAAATGCACATCACGCACCTGCGTCATGTCGTTAGACGAAAAATCCGATTCAACAAAGATGCTCTCCGGCGTAGCATGCCGGGTTATAAAGTCAACCAACTCAGAAGAATCGGCCTTGTAAGCACCCATGAAATTGACAGAATCGGACGTATCGCTAAGACGCAGACAACGAAACATGCGCTGAGTACACGCTTGCATAACGGGGCCAAGCATGACGTTGTGAAGATCAGACGACTGATATATTATCCTAGGAGCCCAGTTATCATCGTGCCGCTTGCACAGAGCCTCCACCTTAACAAAAATCTCCTTCTGAGTGAAGGTTTTGGAAGTGCACTCTGCAACCAGAGGATACACTTTAAGGTGTTTAGCCTGTTTGGACGGCTTAAACTGGGCATTCCACTTGTGAAACAACTCGGGAGTCCATTCAATGGGATCCAATCCACCACCACCAATAGTCCGCTCGAGCAGCTCGATAGAACCTTTGACGACCGCTTTAGAAACACGATCATCGCTGTAAAAATTGCACCGCTTATCAAAAGCGGCCAGCAGATTCTTCCGCGAAGAATCTGGTACAACGGGATAATGTTCCCGCAGCAGAGGTCCAAGGACATCAAGCCTCGAATTGAACGCGTCCTCCAAACGAGGGGCGCGCGCCAAGCCAACATTAGCGGGGGTGTTGAATTTGAACGGCACTCGGTTTGACCGAGCGCGAACACGCCTTTGGTAATACCAGGCAGCGGAGCCTTTCTTGAGGGAGGCCCCCACCTCTTCAGAGCGAAGAGGGAGGGCCATGTAAATGTAAATGAAAATGTAAATGTAAATGTAATGTAATGTGACAAAACCAGCAGTTAGGCC